TTTCTCTAACCACTTCATTCAGTTTCTTCCTGCTGTAGCTCAGATTCAACTTGCTTGAACACAGCGTTTAGATACGTGTAAATCTCTTTGCTGTCCCGTTGTAGCATACTACGCTCCACAGGGTCTTTTGTGGACTGTATTGCTTTCTTAATTTCTCCAATCATATCACGCTTGAGGTAAGCAACTTTAGCTCTTACTTTTGCTGGTCCGGGCCTCTTCAGTTGGTTTTTAATGTAAGCATACGGGCCTACTACTGCTGTTCCTGCTAAGACGTAGATGGCGTTGCTTGCGACACCTAGCGCCGTACTCCCAGCGTACTTCTGAAGACCTAATGAACTTATGAAACGACCAAAGCGTGTCTTAGCTTCTGTAGCTGCTTTAGCATTCAACGCACCAAGAGAAGGTATAACTTTAGACATTTTAGAGAATAAAGTCCCTGCTTCAGGTACTACATCAAAGACGGTTTGGTTTACGGCCTTACGAACAGCCATCGCTGCTAAGTTTCTAGTAGTAAGAGAATCACCAGATAAGTCGTAACCCATCCTATTTGCTCTATCGTCAAACATAGATCGCGTGACACGTAATCCCTGAAGTGTTCCTCCCTGCTCATCCAAAATTGCCAGAGCTTCTTTGTACAAAAGAGCTGTCTCCTGCTTTGCTTGTTTTGAAGACATAAGTTTTGGGTTCGTCGCTACCATTTCGTCAAACTGAGCTTTCATATTGGCTCTTAAATTATCGTCTAACTCAGCCCAGTTAACTTTTCTTTCGTTCTTTGCTAACATTTTCATTAAGTTAGCTTCTAAAGTATCATAGTACTGCTGAAATGCGTTGTGGTTTGCCTGTAGAGTTTTGTTGCCAGAGACTCCTGCGGACTTAGCTATGTCTATAAGCTCTAACTGTTCAGCAGACGCTAGTTGTTCTTGAGTACCTAATACTCCTTTAGGATCTTCTGTTAGCCGTACCTGTTCAGGGGTTTTCTTGTTGCCCTCAAACAAAACTTTGTATACGTCTGCGTCACCTCCAGCCAGAGGCTTAACTTCGTTACGCATACCTATACGCTCTAGCTTCATGGGTATTACTTTCTGTTTAACAAGTGGCCCCGCACCTTTAGTAAAACCTAAGTCCATTACGGCGACAAGGTTGGCGGCTTCGTTAGGATAGTTTGTCTCAAACTCTTTCCACGCATCCATGCCTTGACCAGCAGCATTCCAAGCCATCTGCCCACCCTTGGTTTGCATCAATGCCTGAAACTGCTCTGCGGCCCCCTCTTTGAGTCCTTCAGGGAGCATACCCACGCCTTTTTCTGCACCAAACATAACCATCTCAGACGCAGAGTCAAAGGCCATTCTGAGGGGCGTAGTGACTGTCTGCAAAAGAACAGATGGTAGGTTTGTAGACTGCCTGTACTGCTCCTCAAGTACCGCAGGATCACTCATGGCTGCTGAGATACTTGCCGCTGTAGGCTGGCTCTGTCTTAGCCTCTGCATAGTCTGTGCTTGTCGTTCGACTCCTCTTTGGTAAGGCTCAGAAAAAAACCGGTTCCACAGAGAAGATTCCTCTGTTTCTACGTCAGAGTTATCTAAGTCTACTGCGTCACTCTCAAATGCCCTAGAAAACGCTGATTCGTCGTCAATCACCATTTCTTTCTTTTGCTCTTCAGACACCAGAGGTTCGCCTTCAGCAGGTACGCCAAAGGCTCTGTCAAATGCTTCCATATCTTCTGCAAGCGACATTACGTTAAGCTCCTATCTTGACAAATTTACCGTCTACAAGTTTGTATCTAACCCCATTGGGTCCGTCAGGGGCGAAAAAGACCATCTTTGTCTCAGGGTCTTGGTGATAACCTACAGCTTTGTACTCAGGCTTACTCCACTCAATAGCGTCAGCAGGAGCAATACCAGCGGCCAGCTTCTGCACATTTATTAGGTGCTTCTTAATCGCTGCTAGAGCCTTGTTTTGTGCATCGGCTGACATACCTGTATAGATAGCATCAATAGTAGACTGCAAAGACATAAATTCAATGTTAGAAATTTGTCCTAAGCCTGTTCCTGATGCTCCTGATTCTTTAGCTAACTCTTTCATTGTGTTAATCTGGTCAAAGCCAAGTCTAGCCCTGATAGACAACAGTTCTTTTTCTCTGTCGTATGCAGGAGTTCCGGGAACCATTGAGGTCACCCCGCCAATAAAACCTGTCTCTGAAAAGCTGGGGTCCATCAACGAATCAACGTCTTGAATAAAGCCGGTGGTTTGCGCGATTAGGTTTAAAGCTGCATCACGGTCACCTTCACCTTTTCCGGGTGGGTCCAACGTGCTAATCAATGTTCCATCATTTGCGTCTAATATAACCACTGAACCATCTTCACGCTCTACTATTTTTATTCCTTTGTCAGTCGGCTTCTCAGGCTTAAACCCACGTTCAGCAATAACCTCTCCTGTCTCTGGGTTTACTAAAGCAGCGCCAGCGGATAGGGTAACTGGTTCAACTTTACCGGAAGTAGCCCTGCTTTTCAAGTACTCCGCAGGATCAAGAGCGCCAACACCAATAGCTTGAAGTGACGCTGTATCACCATCCTTTTGAGCAAGCTGAATAGCCTGTTTTGTAATAAGGCCTTTTCGTCTTTGTTCAGCAAGAGCCGTCGCTTGATCTTCCATTTGTTGACCGCTTGCTACTAGCCTTGCTGTTTGCTGCTGTTTTTCTGCTTGCTCTCTCTCTTGCCGTCGAGTCAACATACCGCCTATTCCAGAACTTAAACCAGCACCAAGATTAGCAATACCACCGCCCATAAGTTGACCAGTAGTCGCCCCTGATTGGGCTAAAATTGAACCTATATTAGTAGCCATCTTATTTATCCTCTATCTTTAACCAAACAAACCACTACTAAGCAGCCCACCTAGACCAGAACCTAGACCACCATAGATACCACCGTACATATTAGCAAGCGCGGCCCTTTGACCAACAAGTCCCGAAATATTAGCCATCTGCGCTTCTAAACCAAGCTCACCTTGTTGTCTACGTGCCACGTCTGCCAAAGATGCTACGTTAAGTGCTGGAGAGAACGCTGACAGCATAGCCGCCTGTGGTACGTAAGCACCCTGAAGTGCACCCAAGCCTATTTGTTGCTGTCCAGACTCAAGTGCCTGCTGTTGTGCCGCAAGACCAGAGCCTAAAGTAGTAAACTGTGCCCCAAGAGCCGCTTGTTGTTGTTGCTCTGCTTGTGCTTGTTGTATAGCCATCAAGGACGCTTGGTTCTGAGCTTCTGCTTGTGCTTTAGACATTGCAAACTGCTCTGGTGTACCACCAAACATAGAGGTCTGTACGCCCATACGACCCTGATTAAACAAACGCTCTTCTAAAGCAAGCCTCTGTCTTTCTTCTTCACCAAGCTGTGTAGCCCTAATGCGGTCATACACCTCTTGTTCTCTGTCAGCCATAGGCAGTCCGTAGTTACCAGCTTGGGCTGTAAACTGCTGACCAATTCCTAGCGCTTGTTCTCGCGCCCCGCCTAATTCACCATAGCCCACTGGCATAGAAGCGGAATCAAATCTAGACATGGCATTATTTTGTAGCTGATCTTGTAACGCCTGACCAGCAGAATCCAAAAAATACTCAGTGCCAGATGAGGAACCCTCAACTCTACCTGTTGGTCCTGACACAGTGAAAGGCCTAAATGAAACATTAGGAGCCACAGCCTGTGGAATAGGTTGAGTATACAGATTTTCAATGTTACTGGGAACAAAGGCGTCTATAATATCGCTTAAAAAACCCATTAGTAACTACTCCTGTTTTTATCATAATTTATCATATCGTTTTACCTAATAGTGCTAATACGTTCATTTCCTGTATAGACAAAGCAAAGCCGTTAATGTCTGTTTCAAGGCCTACGTTAATTACAGATCCGTACCCTGTTGTGTTTAGTGAGTTCCTGCTTATAGTGATTCCTTCAGCAGAAAAGTCAGAGTTAGAGTACTCAGACTGTCCATAAAAACCGGGAGTATCGCTGCTTGTCCTAAAAGTACTAGAACTGGTATCTGTTGAAAAGTCATAAGACCACTTGAGGAAAATATCTGAGTTGTTTCCTCCAATCAAAGTAGGTCTAATCTTTTTTAACATCTTAATCTTAGCTGGATCACCAAACGTAAGACCCGGACTAAAGTACCTAAAGCGGTAAGGTTGTCCGTTGTCTCTATAGTTGTCGTACTTACCTAAACCATCTACACAACCTATGTATATGTCACCGTTCCTGTCTCTTTGGAACGACTTAAAATCTACACTAGGCCAACGAGTAACCCTGTACGCTCCGTTCTCTAGCGTTGCTCTTATGTCAAAGCAGTACACTAAATTAAGATCAGCAAAACACAAAAGATAAAAGTAGTTCTCAGGGCTGTACACAGTACTAACAGGTGTAGCAGTAGCCAGTGTATTAGCAATCAACTCTTGCTTTATGTTCCTACTCAAGTCAGTAATAGGCAGAGACTTTTCTTGTATTGTCCTACCTAATCCCCTTAGACCTGTAGGAGTTAAGAACAAAATATCTGTTCCTATATCTTGTATACTGTTTCTGTCTACACAGCCTACACCAGAAATAGTGTCGTGTATAGCCATAGATGCAGGGCTGTCTGCCCCACTGTAAACAATTATATTATTCTCACCAAAGACAATAAGAAAGTTATTGTGTGCGGCAAGAGCTACAACTTTATCAAACCCATTAGGCCATGCCTTAGCTACATCTATAGATCCGCTAGAGCCGCTATTAAAGTTATGTCCTACTAACAAATCAGACCAATAAATAACACTATCATTAGTAGCGTTACCTACAACAAACAACCTACCATAAGCAGCAAGAACTTCATTAGAGTACTGACTAGCTGTTATATGAGCGCCAGCAACACTAGACATTTTAGTTACTGCCCCTAGTGCGTGGCTATAGACTAAAGGTTCGTAACCACGTTGAAAGAAGTAAGCGTAATCGTTAAAGTTTACGATCTTCCAATTGTTAGCTGAAATTGTATATGACCCCGGTGTAGCATCTACCAGTGTCGTAGTGCCTGTCATAATCTTATTGTTACCAGTACTAAAGATTACTTCGTTACCTGCACTGTCGTAAAACTCGTGTATCTTATGTAGGTAGTCTGTACCTAGTACCGTTTTGTTTGTGGTGAGAACAGTGTTACCCTTACGTGACGCAAGACGACCACGCCTGTCAATGATAGCGTTATCAGCAACTTCTGCAAAAGCAGTATCCTGTGCTATAGGAGAATCCTCAGTGTTGATCCCCATAAAAGCAGGAGCAACTAAGTTAATACTCTGTAGTGGCTGGGCCATGCTTACTCCTACGGTGTGTACCAGATAGTTTCGTCAGGGTGCTTTTGTGCATCCATAGCGATCGCATCTGATAGGTATTTGTCAGCTATAGCAAAGTACTCAGGGGTAGATGTACCGCCTGTCTCGCCACGTTCACGAGCTAACAGAGCTACTGCCATGTGAATAACAGGCTGACTAGGAATAGCAAGTGTGTCTGCATCAACAGACAAAGGAACATTCCTAAGCACCATCTTAGTTTTAATAGAGTAAACACCATCAGGTTTAGGGTACACATCAATCTGTGAGTCACCGTTAGTATCAACACTGTTGTAAGTGTAAAAAGAAGGTGTACCAGATGCAGGTGTTCCTATCAAATACTTTTCGTCAATCCAAGACTGAGGACGATACTCCATGATTATATTAGATGTATCGTTAACCATAGTCAGTACTTTACCGTAGTCCTGTGAACCTGTAAGAGAATACGTGTAGTCATCTGCCGCAGTAGTAACTGTAATAGTAGTCCTAAGTTGTGACCAATCCCAAGTATTTTCGATTAGTGTCTTAGCGTCGTTAATATAGTCACCAACCATAGTGCTATAAGTGTTAGCGTACACGGTTGTTACTTCGTCCTCTCGCAAACGTCTAAGGACATTGTTTACTAAATTTAAGTATGTCATGCTAAATAGTCCTTAAATAAGCCGTCCATTGAATTAACTTTAGGCTGTCTTGCTGAACGATATTGTTCTAAATAATTTACAATAGGAAACTGCATTGCCGCAAGTAGTGCTGGGTCGCCAAACCCCGGTGGGCCTATATTCTGTGGCTCAAACATATTTGAACCGCCTCTAAAGTTAAAGCTGCCGCCACCACCACCGCCGCCACCACCGCCTCCCGGAGCAGGTAAAACAGTAGTTGGAGGCACCGCAGTCTCTGGTAATGCTGAAACTGGGTTTACAGAAGTCTCAGGCAGTACCGTAGTTGCACCTACAGTAGTCTGCGGTAAAACAGTAGTTGAATCTACAGTAGTCTCTGGTGTTACAATAGTTGGAGGCACCGTAGTCTGAGGAACCGCAGGTGTAGGTACTACAGGTGTAGGTACTACAGGTGTGGTTGCTGGCACCGTAGTAACGGCATCTACAGTAGTCTCTGGTAAAACAGTAGTTGAATCTACAGTAGTCTCTGGTGTTACAATAGTTGGAGGCACCGTAGTCTGAGGAACCGCAGGTGTAGGTACTACAGGTGTAGGTACTACAGGTGTAGGTACTACAGGTGTGGTTGCTGGCACCGTAGTAACGGCATCTACAGTAGTCTCTGGTAAAACAGTAGTTGAATCTACAGTAGTCTCTGGTGTAACAACATTTGAATCTACAGTACTTTGATCTATAGTACTTTGATCTATAGTACTTTGATCTATAGTACTTTGATCTATAGTAGTTCCATCAATAGTACTTGAAAGTGTCGTATTTTGATTTATAACAGTATCTGTGGTATCTAACGTGTTAGTAGTAGTATTTCCACCAGTACTTACCGTTGTACTGCTATTGTTAGCATCAATCAGTACACCGTCAATAAACCCGTCAATAATAGCATCAGTAACTGTTGTGTTAATTCCGGGTAAAACAGTGTCGGGTGATACAATCGTTTCTGTACCGCCCAAGTTAATAATAGC